CAGATGTTGTCCCGTCAAAGTTAACCCATGCTCGAACACCATAAATGGGAGCCGTGCCAGTCTGCGCACCACTGAGCTTTGGTGCCGTTACGTTGGCATCAAGAATCTTAGCGGTAGTCACATTGGCATCAAGGATGTTTGCAGTTGCTACGGTAATCCCAACAGGTAATGCTTCTACCGCCAGTTTGGACAGTGAGATTGCAGCAGTTGCGCTAATCTTAGCATTTGTGATAACTCCGTTTGCAATAGAGTTTGCCGTAACAGCATCAACACCCATTTCATTAGAGGTAATACCAGATGTAGCTACTTTAATCTTGCCAGCGGTCAATGCAAGAGTTCCTCCTGACAACGCATCGCTTGTAAATAGCGTTTGGTCGATGATGTTGTTCATCAACGTGCTAGTAATAACCTCGTTTGTTGCGAAGGTGTGCGTTGTTTCTACTACTCCAGCCATATTATTTTTGTGATATGATTTGTCGGTTTGTTACAGACCCTGTAACTTTTATGGATGTGATCTTAGGGGAGCCGATCGTCCGTGTCAAGGTTAGCGTTCCTAGATAGCCTCTAATGCCACCGAGACGGAAGCGAATGTTGCCTGTTTCGTCTTCGTTGGTAGATCCTGTGCCAAGCACTACACCATCAAGGAACATAGTTGTTGTTCCGATGCTCTGACTATTGTCTGGATCTTCTGCGGCAAAGAAAATATCATACTCACCTAGACCACCATCGACACATTGCATAGTAACTTGCCCATCCGTAAAGCGTTTGCGATCGAGATTGCCTAGCGCGTAGCCTCTAGTTGTCAAAGATGACTTGATAGGAAAGCTAGTTACTAAGCTAGAGGACACTAAACTGTCATTGGATGTTTCTACAGCTTCTAATTCATGCACTCCACCTAGTGAAGTTACGGCATAAATGCTATTTCGCTCTGCTGCGCTGCCAATAATTATGTTTTTGATAATAAAATCACCAGCACCGAACGTATCTATAGACTCCCATCCTTTGTTTAGGAAGTTGAATATCAAGATTGTGTTATTTCCAACAGCATCATTAGCTCCGACAACGGAATCTAAAGCTACAGCAAGGTAATATCGGTTATTAAACAGAGTTCCAACTGCCTCGGCAGCTAGATTCTTGTTGATTCTGTCAATATACGGCTGAATGTTCTTAGAAATAGGTTCATCTGCACCGCGAAGGTTGTAGTCATTTAAGAACTCAACAGCATACACACCTTCATCCGAAAGAAAAAACATAGCATTGCCTTTCATAACAACGCTTTTCTTAGCCAAGCACCCTACTTCGGTAGTCAACGCAGTCACACGGGTGTCATTTAAGCTCCCAGTAGTGCCGCTAATAAGGTGCAAGCTATTGCGATTAAGGACAACTAGCTTGTCGTCGTAAAACCCTTGCATTGCTACAAGATAATCTGCTGTGCCACCAGTAATTCGGAATTGATTGGCAATCTGGTCAAACGTATGGCTATCTAAAATATCCGATACTGCAATCTCATCGGTAATTTTCCGATTTGTATAGGTAGGAGCGTTATACGTGCCAGCAGGATTGTAGTAAAACGGAACCCATAATCTGCGTTGAAAGTAAATGCCCCAAGGTGGAGCAGGTTGATGGATAAAACCACCTCCTACGCTGAATTTGCCACCAATTTCAATCTGTTGACCATCACGGGTAGGATTGCGAGCTGTGGCTCCAGTTGTCACCAAGTCGTATGTCATCTGAGACAAGGTTGGGGTTTGATATGTCACAGATGTAGATGCCGCAACAACAAACGAAAGTTGGTTGGAATTAACCCGTGTGAATAAATGATTTCCATTTAATATGGTGTCAGCACCTGTAAATCCACTAATGTTTGCCCATCCACTTGCTCCAAGCCCATGGCTAGCAATTGTAATTGTAATAACTCCACCAACGGCCCAAGACGCTGCTGTAGCGTTAACTGGTGCAGCTATTGTGTAATATGGCAGTGCAGCAGTAGCAGTGTAAGTGAACGTGTTACCAGTAACGCTTGTTACAGTTTGCGTGCCATTTGGCATCGTGCCACCATTTACGCCAGTAAGTCCCGCAACAGTTATAGAATTACCTACAACAAATCCATGACCCTTAACTACAACAGTAACTGTAGTTGCAGTTTGAGATGCGGATACAATGTCCCGTGTGTAATCTCCAATAGGAGCAATAAACGAAATATTTGTAGTAGTAGCACTCAACACTTCAAACGATTGTCCAGAAATAGCACTAAACTCTGGAATATTTGTTTCATAGATAACAATCGTATCTCCTGCCACGATGGTTGTATTACCAGTAACTGTAAGACTTACAACGCCATTGTTTACTGAAAGACTGTTTCCAGTAGTAGTAAATATTTGTGGCTGGATGTAGTCTCCTCCAGGCACAAGCGTAAATCCAGCTTTCAACACACCAGCAGTAACATCAAATGTCACCGTCTGCGAGGTTGTAAAGGTATAGGTAAAGACATCTTTGTCTGTCACCGCTAACACAGTAAATGTGCCATCGGCAGGAGTGCCACCAGTAAGCCCACTGACTACGATGCTATCACCAACAGTTAAACCGTGGTCTTTCACGCGCATTGTTACAGTAGTCGTTCCAGCTTGACTTGCGCTTTCGATCTGACGACCATTGGGAAACCACTCAAATCCCTGTGAACCTTCGCGAAACAAGAACACGCGATCAAACGCTTGTATCATGTCAGTGTCGCTAGCAACGGATTGACCTGCAGGATACTTAATATCCTGCGTGGTGTATTCACTTTGATTGCTAAGAGTAACTAAGATAGCCTTAGTATCCAACGCCAGCACGATGCTTTCTGAATTGTTTGTGTTTGGATCACTGAATAAACAAGATGCTCGGACGTTGACGTTAGCGGCATCGTTAATCGGAGTTGTGGACAATGTGCCAGTCTGGTCGCTGATAGATGTTAATCCAGCTACGGAATACGTAAGCGTATCAACACTAGCTACGGTCAACGTAAAGTCACCGCTCATCTCAACATTGCCAACAAGTCCAGTAATCCTTCCTAGTGCCGTGCCAGTCAACCCGTGACCTGTAATCGTAATCGTAACCACACCAGCCGCAACACTCGCAGCAGTAATATTCTTAGCTACATCAATCAGAAAGAACGGCAACTGTAACGGACTGCCACCACTCGTCAACGATCCTGTCCTTGCGACAATACCCCTACGTGGCTTCCAGTATCCTTCCATCCTGCCATTCAACGACTCACGCACCTCACCAACTTCTAGCTGGTTCAACTGCAATCGCTGATTCACACTCAGAAACCCACCATCCCCATCTGAGGATTGCGCTTCGTCCATCGCACTACCACTCTGTGCAAACTGACTCATTATACGTAATAGGCAATTACAACACCACTAGTTACAGTAATTGCTGAAAACCTACCACCAATGCCAATACCAGCAGGAATCGTAGGCCCAACTAAATTGCCATCCTGATTCAAAGTAGATGAAGTCAATACTGAAAGAACTGCATCATTCACAACTTGAATCCATCTGTAATTTCCCGTATCGGACTCTCCACTAGAAAGCACAATACCTCCACCTTGTCCTTGTAAATCGTAGCTAATAGGGCTGCTCATGCGCGTGTTTTATCATTTTAGGAGGATTTGTCAAGTTCCCATTTAGCCATTTTTTCGGAGGGTTCGCACTTTAGGCATTTTTTCGGAGGGTGGGAAACCAATAGCTATAACCGTAGGCACCGCGCGCGCGACCCCGCCCCCCCCTATCGCACAATACTTGCAATAGCAAATCACTTGCAATAGCACAATACTTGCAATAGCAAACAACTTGCATGAAACACCCGCATGAATCGCCTGCATGAAACGCTCGCTTGAATCACTCGCTTGCATAGTCGCAACATCCGCATGAAACATTCGCTTGAAATGAACGTGTTGCAATCTGTAACGCTTTGCCGCAACGCCCGTATAAAACGCACGCTTGAAACGCTTGCTCAAGACATCGCATTGCATCGCAGAAGCATCGGCCCGAATCACCCGTATAAAACGCACGCTTAAAACACCCGATGGCATGCCAGCGCAACATGTCGGAAAAATTATTTGCTTGACATGTTTTTTGATTTTGGTATAATCAGAATTGAAACTGATCAGTAATGAACTGGTGATGACATCATGCTTGGTGATTGCCTGGTGAATGCATCGGTTGTGTTGCATATATTTATTGGAGTGGGTGAATAGATATTTACACTCTCTCTCCTTGCTCTCTCCTTTACGCTCTCTCTCCTTGCTTGTCGCTTGATTGCCTGGATCATTGCCTCTCTCGCCTTGCTTTGCTCTCTCATGGGTTGATTTAGAGGTAAAATTACCTAACAAAACACACGCTGCAACCCTTGAAGAATAAGGGAAAATGAAAATAAATGAATTATTTGTCGAAATGTTGTCGACAATGCCGCGAGATTTGCTAAGTTCTTCCCGCCGCGCCGAACAAAGCGGCACAACACAACATGAGAAAGCAAGTTAAATCACTACTGCCAGATATTCGCGAAATTGAGATCAACACCGCCAAGCTCTGGCTATCAACTGGAGCTATCCGCATTACTGACATCGGGGAAGAAAACACGTACTACGAAAACGAGTTCGGTCATTTGTTTTTCTGCAAGAACTACCCCGCAAGCAAGATTGAAAGCGGTGAAGCCGTGGCCATCTTGGGAATACCTGCCAAACCTCGCTATGAGCTTTTGGATGACATGGAATGCGTAGTAGCAACTGCTGACAGGTTGCAAGACTTAGCCTATGCATCCGCTCTACAGCATAACCGCCGTCCTATGGTTTACGACACCGTTACGGGCAAGACTTGCGCCGTCCCTGAAATCGAAAACTGCCACTAACGAGTTCCAGGCACGGAACGAAACCCTGCGGGGTCTGGCATAGCCAACACAACAACTACAACATGAACATGACAACACAACACGACAATACGACACAAGCCGCCCTTGCCATCATAGCAGCAAGCCCCGCAACATCCGCATGGAAGCGCGGGGTTAAAACCTACGCCCTTGAGCTTATCGAATCACTTGAGGGTGAGTATTCATGCGCCGCGCTACTCAACGGTGCTACAGATTGGCACGCCTACTCATACGGTGGCAGCGCACTCATTTACAATGCAGACATTGCAGAAAGACTTTGCAACCCGTCAGAGCTTAAGCGATGCAAGGGCGGAGACAATCAACCAAGCTCCCGCGAGAGCTGGCTTGACGTTCAAGCTCGCGCATTGCGCCAAGCGTCACGCCTAGTTCACAACGCATTCACGGCTTGATTACCTCGCCCGTTGCTCTCTCCACGTGGGAGGGCATAGGGCGGAGCAAACACCGCGACACAACACAACGCAACACATGACACACACACACACACAAAGCCCTTGGCACTTAGGCAAACGCGCTAGCAATCCCGCCATCTATGGCAAAGATGGTACGGAAATAGCGGAAATTCTCCACGGCTTGACGCCCGAATGGAGAGACAACGCTCGTTTAATCGCTGCCGCGCCCGAACTGCTGGCACACCTTAAAATAATCGTTATGGGTATCAGCGAGGGCATTGACATCCCAAAAAACGGGGCTGCAATTGCAGCTGCACTGGATATAATCGCCAAAGTAGAGAATAACGCATAACCAACACAACACAACCAACACACCATGACCTACGCCCAACAATACACCGCCGCCCTTGCTTACTGGATGCCGCTATGCGATACCATAGATGAGGCTCAAGAACTAGCACGGGAGCAAGTGGAGTTTTACGCCACAGAACTAAACCCTTGCCTAGGCAACAATGACAGCTTGCCCTTTTATTCATACTAAACCAAACACAACACAGCACAAAACC